CCGCTGGTGAGACAGAATTGTTACAATTCGTGCAATCCCTGGACGAAGGTGCCCGTAAGGTTCGGCTACATCACAACGGTCGACGATTTGAGCTAGATGTGTTCGTCGAAGACAAGAACGTTGCGATCGAGTACTGTGGGGAATATTGGCATAGCGATATAAACCTCGATCGCAACTACCACAAAGCAAAGCGAGAGTGGTGCGAGGAGCAAGGGATTTGTCTGATCACCGTATTCGAGCATGAATGGTATACAAAGCGAGAGTTGATCGAGAACATGATACGCACGCGTCTCGGTTTTGTCCAATCAAGATTGAATGCAAGAGACATGTCGATCGTCGAACTGAGCAACCATCGAGCAAAGGAGTTCCACGACAACAACCACGTCTCTGGTGGCGTCAATGCGGCCGCTCACTACGGGCTAGCAGTTGATGGTATTGTGTATTCGGTGATTAGTGTTAGCAGGCCGAGATGGAACACTGCTCATGATCTGGAAATTGTCCGGTTCTCGTCGAAACAAGGAACGATCGTTCGCGGGGGGTTTAGCAAGTTGTTCAAACACGTGCTAGAAGACTTCGACCCGGATTCGGTGCTCGCATATTGTGACCTGCGGTTTGGGGCCGGGGGTGTCTACGAGCACACTGGGTTCGAAGCGACCCATGATACGGTGCCAAACTACTGGTACTATGATAAGAGATCGGATAAAGAGGGATCGTTTGAGTCGAGACAAAAGTACCAGAAGCGCAAGTTGTCAAACTTTCCCGAGTACGATTCGAAGAAAACCGAACGACAAATTATGTTGGAACGCGGATACTACCGGATATTTGACTGTGGTAGTCGGGTTTATGTTTGGACAAAAAGAAAGGGGGCCATGTAGGCCCCCTTTACCATGCTGATGAGCGGTCTTAGAACTGACCGACGACTTCGGAGAATTCCACGCCTGTTCGAACAGCGATGAAATTCAGCCTGATGAAGTTGATCGACCTTGCCGGCTTCACGTAAATGTCGCCAATGAACTCGTTACGATCAATCACCTCGCCCGTGTTGTTTGTTTCGTCACATACAACGCGGAAGTCGGTGATGCCACGACGACCCTGGACATCTCTCAGGAACGGAGTGACCAGGTTGACAAACGATGCACGAGTGAACTCATCGTTGAACTCGAACAGCGAGAACTTCGACGCTTCGGAGATTGCCTTCTGCAGAACGATGAACAACCGACGAACATTGATTCGATCGAAGGCCGATGGCTTCGCCAGCAGCGTCTTATCACCGAAGAGGACAGTGCCCTGACCGGGGAAGTTGACAACCGGGTTGATGCCGTTCTTGTACAGAGCATCGCGATGCGACTGGTTCGGGTTCCAAGACAGACGAACGATGTTGCGAATGTGGCCGCGGTTGAAGCCCGCTGGTGACCACCAAGCATCTCGAACTTCGTCGGTGTATGCACACAGACCAGCGGTG